TGTCTTTGGAGCTTTCATTGAGATCATTGTTTTTCAACCTCCACAAAGGTTATTGTAAAGGGTTTGGTGAGGTGTGTCAAGAGACATTATAAAACCCCTCACAGCGGACTGTAGAGGGGTATGGGACGGTTTATGAAGTGGTTCTGTGCTTAATCTAATGATTCCACAATATTAATTATAGTTTTTTTGTCTATTTTTAAAACCTTTTCAATATCTTCATTGGTAAAGTCTAACAATTTAAGAGTATGAATAAGTTTTTTTATTTTTTCAAATTCTTGATATTCCATTTTAACAATATGTCGCAATCATGATTATTCTTCTTTGGTTTCTTAGAGGTTGTCCTCCAGAATGGAGTCCCTCAAAGGAAATAATTGCATCTTCTTTGGGTTGAAAATAGTAAGTTTTTTCATCTCCATATACAATAGTTTCTCCCTCAGCATTATTCAAGTAAATTAAAAGATTTTTATGAGGAAAATTATGATCTACATGTGGGATAGTTGGGTTTCCGTCAATATAATATGTACAATTAAAGTTAACTCTGAAAAGAGAATTAATTTCAAAAGAATTAAAAATTGCAATCTCTTTAATTACTTCATTAACTATATTAATATATTTTTCTGATGTTACTCTTGGATATAAGTTATCCTTCATTGACTGTGTGGGACGTTCTAACACACAATGACTGTAAAATGGAACATCAGTATATCCATCGCATTTTTTATTGTAGGTGCTATATTCAGTCCAATACCAAGCGAAAGTTTTACTTAAAACTTGTTTTTTTAAAAAAAGATAATTTTCTGTCAATGGATTTTTAAGTTCTTCAATCATTTAAATTAAATTCCTTCTTCATAAATTCATACAAACTTTGCTCATCTCTAGCATGATTATCCCAATTTTCTTTTAGATTATCCCAATATTCTATAATTTCTTTTAATCTAACTTCAGTATCTTCAACGTTTTTATAAAATTCATTTTCCATAATATTGTTTATAGTCAAGGCAGGATAATTCATGCCATTTGCTATGCAACTGAATCCTCCTTTCTCATAGTGTCCATCTTTTTTATCTTTGATGTCCATGCTTAATTTAAATTCACAGTCATTTAAAATTCTACTTGAATCGGTTTCTCTGCCAGTCACATCTCTCCAATAGTCAGTGTCATCTCTTGCGGAAAGTTTGTAGTGCAAGGAAACAAATTTTGCAAAATTATCGTATAATTTAAAAGTCGAATAGTTATATACATCAATATCCCACTGATTTACTTTTTCTTTACTTAAAGCATCGACTAATTTTAGTAAAAATTCATGAACTGTAAAAAGTCCATTACTTTCTAAAGGTTCTATGAACCCAGCAGATAATCCAATTGCAACAACATTTTTAAACCAAGTTTTTTCATGAATACCTATTCTCATTTGTATATTTTTAAATTCTAAATCATCATTGATTCTTTCACGATTTGGAATAGTTGTTTTAGTTCTTAAATGTTCTTTAAACTCTTCTAGTGCTTCTTCATCTGTAATATATTTGTCGCTATAGACATATCCTGTTCCTATTCTGCTCCACAAAGGAATATTCCACACCCAACCATTACCAATGGCAGTGCAGTTTGTATAAGGTTCTAATTCTTTTTCTTTGTCAATATAAGGTATTCTTGTAGCCCAAGCTTTTGTATTAGGAAGAATATCACTATATGAATTAAATTTTACATCTAGTGATTTGCCCAGCAATAAACTTTTCCAACCAGTACAATCAACAAAAAGATCTGCAGTAACAACTAAATCATTATCCAAAAGAATTTCGGAGATTCCATCTTCATTTGAAAGAACATGATTGACATTTGCGGAAATAAAATGAACTCCTCTTGGAATACAATATTTGTTCTTTAACCAATCTGCAAATTTAGATGCATCAAAATGATAAGCAGAGTCATGTTTCAGATTAAAATTTCCAAAGTAACCGTTTTCATTTTTACTTATTTTATTTTTTTCAATTAATGAAATTGCAGGGAAAAACGTTTTTGCATAATCAGTAGGACAAGTATCTTTATATAAAGTTTTTTTGAGTAACCAGGTATTGTTATTGTATAATTCTTTATTATCAACATAAATTTTACCAAAAGGATAATGGAAATGTCCGTAATCTTTTTGATAGAAATCCGTAAATTTAATACTTAATTTAATTGATGCATCAGTCTCTAAAATAAAGTCTTTTTCATCAATTCCCAGCGCATATAACCAGTATTTGATATGTGCTAGTGTACTTTCTCCTACACCAACGGAAGAAATTTTTGGACTTTCGATTAAAATAATTTGTTTTTGTGGAAAGAAATTAACAAGGGTGGCGGCAGTCATCCATCCTGCCGATCCTCCACCAACAATTACGATAGAATTAATATTTTTATTTTTCATTACTCAAAATCTAGCAAATTGAACCATTGAAAATCTTCCCATATTTTTTTCAAGATATTGTGCATTCATTTCTATTTTTTCAACACTATGTTTAATCACAGATGGAAAGATTATTGTTTTATTATTATCAACTTCTATTTTAATATCATAATCATCAAATATCAAATTTCCATTTTTAAATCTTTTTGGTTCTTTAAAAAACCAAGTTATTGCTGAAAAATATGCTTGATCTGCATGTTTTTCATAATAGTCTGAATTTTCATAATATGAAATTAAAGTGGTGTCTGTATTGAGACAGTCTTGTTTAAAAAACCAATGTGGATGATTTTCCCAAATAAATTTTCTATGAACAAAAATTTTTCTATTTACCGCCAAAATATTTGAATATTTTCTATCAGCATATACGTTATCTAACCAAACTCCAATATTTTTTTTCAAATAAACATCATTTTCAACTGCAGATCCAGTCTCTTCGGGAGAAGACATTTTTTCCCGATGACAAATAAATTCTAATTCTTGCCAAATTAAATCTAATTCGTCTCCATCAAATAAATCATTAACAATAATATATGGAAATGGTTCACAATAATGTTTTACATTCATTTCAAATACCTCTTTAAAATTATATCGTAATTAATTTATAAGCAAGTGTTATTCTTAATCCAAGAAAATCTTTGGAAACGGGTTGAGAAAAATGCTTTATGTATCCAGCAAAATAAACACCAGAAAATGGTTCTGGATATACTGTATAAACATCTTCTTCGCAGTCAAATACAGTTGCTCCAGCATATTCAATATTCCAATAATCATTGCAATAAATTAAAAGCGTTCTTGAATTCTCTCTGGTATCATCTTCATGAAGATATCCTTGCTGTCCAAATGTATGCCCATTTAGATAAATTCGTTGAACCTTTACATCTTCATTGCAATAACATTTAATATGTTTTTTGATTGAATCAAATAATATTTCACTAAAAAATTTATTATTTTCTACATTTAAGTACCAAAATAATTTATTTTTATTTTCTTCATTGCTGGAGCCACTAAATTTCCATCCTGGAGAATCATTAGATTCATTCAGTAATTTTATTTCATTTAATAACTGAACTTTTTCATTATCAGTTAATATATCCAAAAGTTTTACTATCATAACAAGATAAAGACAAATTTTTAATTATGTGGTTTTCCTAAATGTTGGTATAGATCTACCTCGAATTACAACTAAACCATGTCCACCGGGATTATCATTGTAAGCTCCGTTTCCACTTCCTTGAATGCCAGCTCCGCCTGCATATGGAGTACCCCCACCACTAGCAAAAACTCCGTTAAGGGGAGATAATCCTGGAAGACCTAGATTACTAGATGTCATTCCATATTCTGTCATATTTCTTGATGATCCTCCGCCGGGACCACATCCCCCGGATCCGGGGGATCCTTCACTAAATGTTGCTCCTGGGACAGATCCTGGATCGCCTGAACCACCAGCCCATTGGTTATTGTGTCCACAACCACCACCGCCGCCAGAACCACCACTATCACCACCAAAACTGCCTGCAGGTTGTCCTGAAGAAGTTCCTCCTCCACCACCTCCAGCGGCAGTATAACTTTGAATAGAGCTACCATTTCCAGGATATCCTCTACCAGCCTGATAGAGGGTTCTTTGTCCACCAGATCCAGTTGTAATTTGGAGTGTTCCTTGAGCTGGAAAATTTTCATTATAAAAAACGAGTCTACCAGCGCCACCACCACCAGAAGTATGCCCACTTGGCATACCGCCAGTTCCGCCACCACCACCTACCATAAAAGCAGTGATAGCACTCCCTCCTGCAGATGCAGCAGCTCCTCTAATAAATTTACTTTTTACATAACCAGCAGCTGTGGTTTTCCCACCAATAGTAAGAGTTCCTGTTTGATTTTGATTACTTCCTTGTGGAGTTGTATTACTAAATACATAAAAAGTACTACTAACCCCAACAACTTTGCTAGAGCCTGTTCCAGTAATAGAAGTAACTTCTGCAGCAAGACTATTTAATCCAGAAATATCATCAGTTACGTGATAAATCGTACTTAGTCTGTTTAAGATGTTCATGGTTTAATTTATGTCTAAATTAAAATGATCGATGATACATTGTGGAGGAGTTGGCCAAGTAAAGTCAAGTGGATCTGTAATTGTAGATGGAAAATCTCTCAATGCTTTTCTATATGCTAATAGATTATCTTTTTCTTCTTCCGTAATTGGATAATCAGAATGCATTAATTGATCTGTCTCAACTAATCTTGCATTTCTTTGACTTCTCATCAAATTCCACATTTCAACTTCTGAAATTTCTTCTACTTTTCTTGGAACTACATTCCATGTTAAAGCATCAGAATCCCATTCTAATTCTTCTGTGCTAGTATCATGTGCTGGTTTGAAATATGGACCCGTTGCTCCAACATCAGCAAGCTCTTCATCTGTCCATGAACTTGGTTCAGTTCTAATTTGCCCAGATGACAAAAGTATACTGGTAATAAAAATTGGTTCGGTGCCATTAAAAGAAAAATACATTGTTCTGTCCATTTATTCTCTCCTTTGAGAAATTACGAAATAGTTTCGTATGAAATTACAACATCAAATGCGTTAGAAGCTGATGATGTAGCAACAAGAGATGTATTTTCCGTTAGATAAAGCGAAGATGCTCTATCAAGAACAACGAGAGATGTTTGTGATGTAATACCAACGTTCTTAGTAATACCATATGCAGTTCCACCGCCAGCTGCATTATTGTTCCAAGTTAAAGTAAAGTTAGCGGTACTGGAGCTTACGTTACATGCTTCAACGAAATTAACTTTATATACAACTCCACTTGCTGCAGCGTTAGAAAGAATAGATGTTGCACTGGTATTGGATAATGCTGTTGCAGTGGTTATTCCATTAATAGTCGCAACATTAACAATATTTGGGTTTGCCATTGTTTACTTCTTTTCGTTTGGTTTATTTATATTGTTATTTATTATATTCTCAAGTCCTGAATTCATCAAATTTTAATATCTTTTTGAAAGCAATTGCCTTTGCAGACGTCACTGAAGTTAAATTTGTCAGGTTTGCACCATCTCCAGAAAAAGATGTTGCAGTTACTACACCAGTGATGTTCACTCCACCTGCACAAGTTACAGCATAACCTGCAGAAACAACTGCTCCGTTATCTATTACTGGAGCTCCTGTTCCTAATCTATTCGTTATTTGATCTACTTTGAGTGTTGACATTTTAAATCACAGTGTAAAGTGCTATTATTTGACCTATAGGAGCTAAAGGTAAATTTGTGAGGGCAGATCCATCTCCATAAAAAGATGTTGCAGTAATAACTCCAGATACATTTAATCCACTGGTTGTTAAAGCATAACCTGGAGAAACTGAAAGCCCAAAAGGAAAACTAACAGCTATTCCTGTTGTTGATGGTTCTATACTATTTACTCTAAGTTGAGATGACATGATTTTTACTATATAAAAGAAAGAGCAATTCCTTTTGAAACATTTACTCCTGGTAGATTTGTAAGTGCAGATCCATCTCCAGAAAAAGATGTTGCAGTTGCGACACCAGTAATACTTACGCTATTTGCAGTTAAAGTTTGATTCGCTGCTAATCCCATACCTTTAGGAAAAGTGATTGCACCTGTTCCTTCACCATTAGAAAGAGAATTAACCGTTATTTTCGACATAAAACATTCCTCCCCTTATAGTACAGAATATGAAACACCGGCACCAACAGTAATAGTTTGTCCAACACCGATTGTAATTGGACCTATCTGAGCATAATTAAAGTCACTATTGGACAGAGTAATAGAAGATGTTATAACGTTAGGATTGGAAATAATAGTGGCTGTCAATATACCAACGCTGACTTCATCAGAAGCAGAAACTTCTTGAATTTGTCCGTTATTTGGATTATAAACTAGAGGAATTCTTTCTGGCATTGATATTGTCCAATACTAATTTATTTATGTATTTATAGTGGCTGTACCACCACCCCTCAATCCCAATATGAGACTAGAACCAACAAGGTTAATTGTTGCTGCAGTATTTGGATCTCTTCTACCAATAGTGAGAGTTTTGTTAATGGTAACTACACTTGTTGTCAGTCCAACATTTGTTACTGCAGCACCCACAAAGTTTAAGTGAGTGATTCCTGTGCCGACAAAATCACTGAAACTATTGGAGGAAATACCAAGAGAACCGCCACCACCGCCACCAGAGATGCTAACATCAACAGTGGTTCCATTTAGAGCAAATGTATTACCTGCTCCAATAAAGTTAATTTGCGTAACGCCATAACCAACCAGAGTTCCAGCCGATTGAATACCAACGCCAATACCACCACCAACAAATTGTGCAGCAGTTACGACACCAGTTACATTCAAATCACCACCAGAGTTCCAAGAAGGACCACCTGCTGAAAGTTTAGGAGGTGTTACTGTTCCATCTGGTATGGTATTTAATGAAAGTGCAGTTCCAAGTAACTTACCAGAAAATGTAAGTCCAGAAGTTGGTGCAGGACCAGTAAAGGTGATATTAGAACCAGAAATTGTATAATCAGTTCCTGGTGCCTGAATAACACCACCAAGATTAATATCAAGTTGTTGAGCATTAACTGGAGAAACTGCTGTTCCCCCAGAAGTTAATGCAAAAGTTAATGTGACTCCATTAAAAGAACCACTGATATCATCAAGAACTTGAATATTCGCTGCAGTTGCTGACGAATAACTCTGCCATAGGGTTCCATTCCATTGATAAGAGAACCCAGATGTGGAATCCGTATATACGCTGCCTATACCAGGATTATTTGGAAAATTTAATGCCACGGCACTTTTATTCTACTTCTTTTACTTATTTATAACAAAAAAACCCCTTAGGGGCAATCTAAGAGGTGTGTAAAAAAGAGTTATTTTATTTTTACTCAAATCAATGATTTTAATACCCATCCAGTTGTATTATCTGCCTGATATGCATCTTCATCCCAACAATAGTATAAACATGCTTCTACTTCTGCATCAGTACGAGCAGGTTCTGTGCCCAGAGGTGATATCCAATGAGCAGTTGTGTTGTCTAGAACCCACGAAGCAAAAGGCTTAGGAGGTACAAATGCATCAAGTACTTCATTATATGAATAACCAATACCGGCAAAACGAGTTCTTATATTGTTATTATATGATGTTTGTTTCCAATTAGTATCTACACCAAAAATTTTCTTACAAAACGCAATTCCAATTTCTTCCACTTCTACTCCATTAATATCTGAAGTATCTTCGTTACTCACAACAATGACTTGAGTAACTATGTTATTTTCGTCTAGTTGTGCAAAATGTGCCATTGTTTTATGTTAAGTATTTACTAATATAAAAGTATTCTATTATAAAATTTATATCCAACGAGTTTTGTATCTAATTAATACAACACCGGGACCTCCTGAACCTCCACCCAGTATACCACCATTATTACCAGCGCCACCGCCGCCTCCACCAGTATTAGTTGTACCAGGAGTTCCAGGAGTATTAGTACCACCAGGTCCGCCACCACCTGTTCCACCCGGAGCAGCAGGCCAGCGTGTCGCTAGATTTTCTTGTGCGGCATTGCCGCCGCCACCACCACCTCCGCCAAACCATCCACTATCACCAACAGAAGTTCCAAAATATGGAGAAAAGTCTGTGCCAATGCCACCAGCTCTAGCATAATTCAGCCCCCATCCTCCAGGAGGTGGGGCTACATTTGAACCGGGAGCTCCTGCGCCGCCACCGCCGCCACCAGAACCTGGAGATGAGGGATTTCCATAGGCAATAGCTTGAGCTGGAACTGGGTATGGATCTGCTAAACCACTACTTGCACCACCAGAACCGCCAGGATAACCATCGACAGGTCCACCATTACTTGCCCTACCACCACCTCCTCCTCTGGCAGTTAATATTCCAACAAGACTACTATCACTTCCTCTAGGTGTTGTGGTAAATCTTCCAGCAGGATTTGAACCGCTTCCTATCGAAACTGTGTAACTTCCCGCTGTTAAGACATGTCCTGGTAAAAATGCAACCCCACCTGCACCTCCGGCATTACTGTTGTATCCATCTCCACCTCCTCCACCACCGGCAACGACAAGAACATCAACAGCATCTCCAAAAGAACCAACAGAAGTAACTGAAAGAGTTCCTGACGTAGTAAATTTATGAATTGTATAATCGCTATAGTAAACTATTGTGCCACCTGAAGCGATTATTCCACCAGCAGCCGCTCCCCCACCACGAACAAAACTATCTCTTTGATAACTCAATAAATGCCCATCGCTTCTAGTATTTTGTCTCTTATTCTTATTAGTGGTTTTTGCTCCCATTTTTTTTTACCTACTTCAATTATCAGTGTCGCCAAGAATTTGGTAGTTTACAGCACTACCAATGCCAGATCCTCCTAGAGCAGGAGCTCCAACTTCTACAACAATTTTGTCTTGATTAGTCAAAACCAATGGATAGTTTGTTTCAAAAAAGAATGTTTCGTTTGCTGCCAAATCAACCTTTGATAATCTATATGCAGTATATCCATATCCAGTGATAGCATCAACACCACTTGGATAAACATATAACGCTGATGTGCAAGTTGCAAGTCCTGTATTGTGAGCAATTAATCCACGAACATATGTTGTTCCTGCAACTCCAGCCCCAGTATTTGTAACTCCTGCTGTAAAAATACCAACCGTCGCAATACCAGTAACTGATTGTACACTTAAAAGTTTTGTTCTACGAAGTGCCATTTTACTATCTTTTTAGTTATTTATGTTTCATCCAAAAAGCATACTGTCAAGTTCTGTATAACCAGCAGGAATACTTAGTCCAGTAAGATTTGCTCCATCACCACTGAATGATGTTGCAGTAATTGCACCTGCACTAACGTTTCCTGCGTCATAAACAGTAAAACCAGTTCCTACGGTTAATCTGCTACCATTTTGAACTGTTGCAGTATTACCAATAGAAACACCATAATTAAAAATCCAAGCATCAGTTCCTAATCCAGAATAATGACTTTGTTTTACCCACATAATTTGTTTATTAGTAGGTAAATCACTATTGACTCCATCAGTAGGAATATCAATAATTGGTGTTCCTACAGTTGATGCAATTGAAATGCCACCATGATTGGCAGTAATATCATTTGCTACATTGTTACCAAGAACATCTGTCGTAATACCAAGAGTGATGTCTTTATCATTAATTTGAAGGGTAGCAGCGTTTAAAATTACTGAGGTGCCACCAACACTTAATGTTCCATTGACTGTCGCATTTGTAACAGTAATACTTGGATTACCTGTTAATCCACCCGCGTTTCCAGTTACATTACCAGTTACATTACCAGTTACATTACCAGTCAAATCACCACTAAAACTAGAAGCAGTAACTATACCCGCTAGATTTAAACTGCCATTAAGTGGATTTAATAATTGGGCTTTTGTTTGCGCCATTATAACCCTTTAGATACTTTTATGCTTTGAATATTTATAATCTAAACAGATTGATGTTTTGGAAGTTTGGGTAATAAATCAAAAGAAATAATCGTTCGTTGCTTTCTTGACTGATTGGGATGAGCGAAATGTAAAGTATAGGAAGGAACAATAAACAGTGTGCCCTCTTTCACATCTTGTGGATATGCAAGAGTTGTTGTATCTGTTCTTGGATCTTGCCAGGGGGCAAGAAAACAAGTAGGAGTATGATATTTTGAGTCATACTCGACATAAAGAACACCAGAAAATCCCCAACTTTTATGGTTGTGAATACCTTGATAGTCTCCTTGTTTATATCTGACTACCCAACAATCAGTCATGCTACAAGTGACTTGTGCTTCCCGACAAAACTCATTTAATTCTGGACGAATAATTTCTTGAAAGTAATGTAGATATGATTTCTTGTTAGTGCTTCTGTCTGTCTCAAAAGTTTGCAGAGTGGTTCTTAAAAACTTTTGAGAGTTAATACGATTTAACAAACCCTTCTTTTTAAAATCCCAGTCATCAATCTGATATTGATAGGAAGGGTATTCAAAAAGTGGTGCCTTCATTTTGCTTTATCCCAAGCACATTCAGCTCTTTGTCCATCTTGAAGAACATAATGGAAAAAGATTTGATGATAATACAACCCTTCCTTTTCTTTCTTTTTACCATACCAAGTTTTTTCATACTCAGTTGGCATTGGTTCGCGCCAATGTGGACGTTCACAACCTTTGTATACCATACCATCACCAGGTTGAAGAATCACGGAACGGTTCTCACCAGGAACTAATACCTGTGTTTTCTTTTCGTCGGTATAAGTATCTGGAGTTTTAATCCAAATAGGCCAGTCGGCATTTTCTCCAGTTAAATTGGTACTGACATGAACAGTTACAGAGATTTCACATGCATCACGATCAGCATGACGAGTCAGTTCTTGTCCAGGATAATAAAATCTATCGTAATAATAGGTATTATAAAGTTTACGTCCCAGATGTTCTTCCAGTTTCATACGAATACCAGAGTGAATCGCACGATACTGTGGATGCCAATAGCGTGAAGTAGAACCTTCAACCTGCTGTTCAACAGGAACATGATTGAAGTGCTCTGGATTCTTATCCCAGTAGTTGTACTGTCCTTTCTGCTCAGGAACAGGGTGATAAAGTTCTTCAGCATCCCAAAGATTTTTAATCACCAGATATCCATTTTTCTCAAAAGATTCATTGCGAGTCCAGGCAGTACCTGTATTCGTCCTTTCCTGCCATTGCAGGTGTTCTTCTGTCATTTGTTCTGCCATAGTTATACCTCTTTTTTGGTTTTTAATCCTCCCAAAATCCATCCTTCACCAGGACATTCTTTTGAGAACTTTTGTTGTTCACCATTATTCCAAAGTTTTCTGCCAACTTTTGTTTGACCTATTTTATTACGAACTTCTGGTGGTGTTATTTTACCATAATTTGGATTTCCTTCACCTTTATTATTTTTTCTAAACTTTTCTTTTGACTCTTCACTATGTTTTCTGCCAATCCAAGGATGTGGTTTAGTTTCCCAAACTTTTTTTATTTCTTGTTTTAAAAGTTCTCTTGTTTCTATTGAATGCGTTTTACCGTGAAATGGATTATTTTCTCCTTCATAAGATCTACGATTTTTTACATATCCGTTATTTTCTATTTGATGTTGACGAATAATTTTTTTCGTTTCTTCTGTGTGGGATTTTCCATAAAAAGGATTTTTTTCACCAAATTTTTTCTCCGCATAGTAAAATCCAGTTGTTTTTTGCCTTGCTTTATTTGCAAAATGTGGATTTTTATCTACTTGATAAAACTTATGTAAATCTACTTCGGCTTGAAGTGCTTCTTCCCTTGTAGAAAATGTTTCAAGAACTATCTTATTAGTTGGACTAAAAGTTTCGTCGTGATAAGAACCAAGATAATCATCATCCTCTGAGAGGCAGTTGCAGGTTCTACAACCTATGTAACCCCTCCCAAATTCTTCATAAGAGTAATAGACATAATGATTTTCCATAGTTTATTTTAATGGATATCGGTGGAAGTATTTATGTTACCTCCACCGAAGTTCTTCATTTCCAACGTGGCCCACACGTCCAACCTACCAAACTCTTACGGGTTCCTTTTGTAACTTTAAGAACTCTATGCATTGTGCGAGAATCAAACAAAATCACAGTACCACGCTTACGAGGAGCAATATAACTATTTCCTCCCTCATCAAGCAGTTGTAGGTTGCCACCTTCATAGTCATCAGGATCGCTCAACTGAACCACAAAGGACAGTTTACGAACAAGTTCAATATTTTCATTTAAGAAATCTTGTGCAAGTCCTTCTTGACGATTACCAACAGTTACTGGTTTGTATTGAGTGGCAAGTCCTGCATCATTGTGCCAACCATAGAACTGTCCTTCACTATACTTTGTGAACTGCATTGACTCTCCATCAATACAACGGAGATCATATAGGAAGTTCTCGCGGTTTGCTCTTTGAATGTAATGCCACACAAATCCACCAACCCAGTGATTGGTAGGAATCCATGCGTTTTGAGAAT